ATGGTCGTATCAAGGTTTACATTGACCCATACTTTGGTGGCTATGCTGCTAACCAAGAGTTGGTAACAGTTGGTTATAAAGGTTCTTCTCCTTATGACGCTGGTTTGTTCTATTGCCCATACGTTCCATTACAAATGGTTCGTGCAGTAGACCAATTTACATTCCAACCAAAGATTGGTTTCAAGACTCGTTACGGTATGGTTGCAAACCCATTTGCTCAAGGTTTAAACCCAAGCAATGGTATTCTGACACCACGCAGCAACGTTTATTACAGGATTTTTGGTGTCAAAAACCTCATGTGATAAAAATCACCGTAGAGTGATATTTGAGAGAGACCGCTTCGGCGGTCTCTTTTTTTATGGCCTAAATATCCGTATGACAGCACTAACCAGACAGCCACAGAATACCAATCTCCTCCAACCGACAAAGTTTATAATGACTTTTGCGAGGATACCTACGGTTCAATACTTCTGCCAAGCGGTAAATATACCAGGGGTTCAACTAGGACAGGCCCCATTGAATTTTCCCGGTGTAGATGTATATGCACCTGGTAATAAGATGATGTATAATCAATTAGCATTGACTTTTACTGTTGATGAGAAGATGCAAAACTGGCAAGAAATACATGGTTGGTTCCGTTCCATCGCATCTCCAGAAGGCACGGATGAAAGAAATAGGTTATCATCACAACAGAATCCTACCAAAACTAGAGGTCCTAAAGCCTATTCTGATGCCACCTTGACAGTTCTTTCGGCATTGAATAACCCATTGTTTCGTGTTCACTATATCAATTGTTTCCCTATCTCTCTTTCGGATATTATGTTTGATACCAAGCAATCCGCAGATGATATTATTACCGCCGATGGTGTATTCATGTTTGATTATTTTAATTTTGAAACCGCTTGACATTTATTAAGGTCTGTGTTATTATACAGATTTAAGCATTACATTTTTGAGTATATTATGGAAAATCTAGAACAAGTATTAAAGCATTGGGAAAAAGATACAGTTATTGACCAGACAGAACCTGGAAAAGAATTGTTAAAGATTCCTACTCTACATAACAAATACCTCAGTATTCTTACCAAACACAAGATTGCTTCAAAGAAAGCACATTTTGATTATCTTCGTATGCGTAAGGTTCGGTTGGATTATTATGCCGGAAGATTAAGCCAAGATGAGTTGGCAGAATACGGATGGGAACCTTTTCAGTTTGTGTTAAAGACTGATATTAATGCCTACTTAGAAGCTGACGACCATCTCATTAAGTTATTAGAGAAAAAAGTATACCATGAAGAAACGGTATCTGTTTTAGAGTCCATTATGTCCGAATTGAAATCTAGAACTTTTCAATTGCGTGACTTTATTGGATGGGAAAGATTCATTGGCGGACAGTAATTTAATAATCTCCAAGAAAGATGAAGTATATGCTAAGATAACTTGTGAAAAATCTATAGCAAAAGAACTACATGAATATTTTTCGTTCCTAGTTCCAGGATATCAATTTGTTCCGGCATATAGAAACAGAATGTGGAATGGTAAAATATATCTTTATCATTTAAATACTTCTCAAATATACCTTGGTCTCTTAAATTATGTGGAACAGTTTTGTGAAGAAAGAGAATATACTTTTGAGTATGAAGGTGGCGTAGATGTTGAAGATGAATATTCATTATATCATGCCAAAAAATTTATAGAATCATTAAATATTCACTCCCGTGGTGAACCTATTGAAGTACGAGAACACCAAATAGATGCATACATTCATGCCATGCAAAAACGCCGAGCGTTGTTATTATCACCAACAGCATCTGGCAAATCACTCATCATTTATCTTATATTCAGACAGTTATTTCAGTATCAAAATTTAAAAGGTTTGATTATTGTTCCAACCACTTCTTTGGTTGAACAGTTGGCATCAGACTTTGGTGATTATAATGACGGCACAATGGAACAATATGTACACAAAATTTATCAAGGCAAAGATAAGAACACAGACAAACCACTAACTATCTCCACATGGCAGTCTTTGTATAAAATGCCAAAAGAATATTTTGAACAGTTTGATTATGTTATTGGTGATGAAGCTCACAACTTTAAAGCACAATCACTTACTACAATTATGACTAGCTTAATTAATGCCAAATATCGGATAGGATTAACAGGAACATTGCCAAATTGATCTACTTGAAGGTACTGAATCTTATAAATAAGTTATGGACTACAAAAAAATATATCATAATATTATAAAAAAATCTATATTGGAAAATAGAAATATTTCTAATGGTGTTTATTATGAAAAACATCATATATTACCAAAATCATTAGGTGGAAATAATAGTAAAAATAATATTGTTTTACTTACGGCAAGAGAACATTTTATTTGCCATTGGTTGTTGTGGAAATTCACTGAAGGAAAAAACAAAATAAAAATGGGTCACGCTTTCGGATTAATGAGATATCACGATTCCAACAATAGATATTATAATTCTGTTGGTTATGAAGTGGCGAGAAAGGCTCATGCCTTTTCAGCTAGTTTATTACACAAAGGAAAAAAATTATCAGAGAAAGAACTAAAACGAATGTCTGATAACAATCCAAATGCTAAGGAAATAACAATAAATGGTATATCATACAGTAGCAGAAAAGAAGCAATTATAAGTTTAAAAACAACAAAAAGAAGGCTTTATAAATTTCTAAACAATGAAATTACATTTGAACAAATGATTTATGATGGTAGATATTCACACAATGAAAACACCAAATTAAAAATAGGCAAGTGGTCTAAAGGAAAAACCTATGAGGAGTTATATGGTACAAAAAAAGCTTTAGATTTAAAAGAAAAAAGAAGATTATCCAAGAAAAATAAAAGACTTTCACAAGAAACTAAGACAAAAATTAGTCAATCTCATTTAAAAAGAAAAACAAATGTCTAATTTTAAAACGCATAAACTTGTATTAGAAGGTTTATTTGGTCCAGTTAAAAAAGTAATCTCAACCAAAGAATTGATTGACGATAATAAGTTGGCTAAATTTGAAATTAAATGCCTCGTATTAAAACATACCGATGAAGAATCTAAAACAGTTAAAGGCATGACTTATGCTGAAGAAATTGGTTACTTAATTTCACATGAGGCAAGAAATAAATTTGTTAAAAATCTTGCAGTTAGCTTAGGTAAAAATACTTTAGTGTTGTATCAAATGGTTGACAAGCATGGTAGAATCCTGTATGATATGATAAAGGATACAGAGAAGATTGGCAACAGAAAAGTATTCTTTGTTCATGGTGGAACGGACACCACGGATCGTGAAGATATTAGAAAAATTATGGAGATAGAAAACAATGCTATTATTGTGGCTAGTTTTGGGACTTTTTCTACTGGAATTAACATTAGGAATCTGCATAACATTATTTTTGCAATGCCGACTAAATCGAGCATACGAACTTTGCAAAGCATTGGAAGAGGCTTACGACAAAGTGAAGGTAAAGAAATAGCAACACTATATGATATATCAGATGACCTACGGGTTGGCAAGCACATGAATTACACTTTGAAACATCTATTGGATAGAACTAAGATATATAATGAAGAGCAGTTCCCATTTAAAATATACAAGATAGGACTAAAAAATGCCTGAGTATAAAACACAAATTATTAAATTACAGAATGGGGAAGATTTGATTGCCAATGTTGTTATGAGTGGTATGGATCATTATATCCTTGAAGAACCTATGGAATTTGCCATTGATACCCGTAATCCAAATAATGCCGGTCTAATTATGCGCCATTGGTTGCCCGTTCAATTGATTAAAAAGAACTCGATTGAAATCCATTCTAAAGATATTCTTTCTATGATGGAACCTGAGGATGAATTCTGTGAATACTATGTTAATACGGTATATAAGATTAAAGAATTGTTAAAGGCCAAAGAAATTATCTCTGAGATGGATGATGAAGAATTAGGTAATATGATTAATGAATTTGAGGAGTTAGAACAGCATGGAAATACATTACATTAATGCTTTATTACTTTCAACCAAGGACATACTCGATACTAACGGTCTGTCAAGCGATTGTCAATAACTATTATGGTAAATATGAATACACCA